GACACACAGAGAGACGCGGGCCAATTGAGAATCAGTCTCATCGGTGGGTGGTCGTTGGGAGCTCCCAACGCTAGACACGGGATCCAGCCGGGACCGAGTCGCCGCAGGGGCTTAGGTCAGCTGGCGGGCTAGTTGAGAATCAGTCGCAACTAGGGGCCCCCCGGGGGCGTCGCGCTGCGCCGCGTCCGTTTTATAGGGTTTCAGATTTTTGCTTCTAAAAATCCGGGGCTGCTCTTAGAACAGCAGTCAGTCATGGAGCACGACTCAGGGTCCGTCTTCAACGGAACGACACACTTCACGACCCCCATAGGAATCGCATTGACGCTCCCGACAGTCTCACCGTCCTCACATGCGGTCGAAATGACTGTGACGTAGTCCTTAGTCTTCTCAAGGAGGTAGCCAACAGTCTCCATGGACACTGGCCGCATCTCCTTGGCCTCCTTCACGGATATCCAAGGATCATCGCAGCTATGGATGTCAGTCCAAGCGACTTTGACGAGATCCATTATCGGCCACCACGCTTATTCACAGCATCCTCAACCATCTGATCGCGGATCCCAAGATTGATAGCGAGCTGACTACGGCCCATTCCTGCGGATCCACCAGTCCGTGCTCTTCCTCGGTTTCGCTTTTGCTTGTAGCGAGTGGTTTTGGTCGCATCTACGTACACACGCTCAGGCTTTCTTCCTCCCCTAGGAACCGCGATACGAATCAAGTTTTTTACTGCTCGGCCTGTACTTTGGGGCATCTTGGATCACCTCTTGTCTGCTCTGTTAGCCCTACGGCTTCTGATGGTCAAATTAGATAAACGATTGTCTCTCGGGTTCCCGTTCTTGTGATGAACGTCCTTACCAGCGATCTTGCTGGCTCCGTATTTCTTCTTAGCAGCTCTGCGAGCCTTGTTGCGACTAGATCTGTCAGCGATAGTCTTGGAGCCGTACTGCTCGTACTCTCTCCTGTAGTCTCTAGCTGCCATAGGAACCTCTGTTTTTCTGTGTTTAGTATCTACGTAAAACGTTACTCTAAGAGTACTTATACTTCACCTAGATCCTGTCAGATTCTAGAGGCCCCCCTACCCCCCACGAAGGAGATAGGGAGACAGCCAGACTAGGTCTTCACCTGAGTCCTGACGAGTTCTGTCGGCCCCAGCCACGTTTCCGTAACCATATAGTCATCCAATTCAGAACCAACTGGGGGCACTGGGTTTACGACCTAGGGCTCCATCTACGAATCTGTCAAGCTCTCTGCGTAGCTGATCGTCAGCTCTCGTCTTCATTGCTCTGTCCGCATCCTGAGCCATCTGCTCTGTCCAGTAGTTGACAGCGATCGCGAGAACATCCAGCCTGTCGTCGTGAGCTAGAGCCCTCCTCTGTCTCGTCACCCTGCTCATCTGGTACATCAACTGGTATCTCAGCGCCTTCTCTGGGGGCAAGTGCCTCGTGCTGTCGTAGTCCTTTTCAATGACCTTGCGATCAATCACGAGTCTGTGGCTGTTCATGACGGGTTCCAGCGTGTCGCAGATCCTTCGTTCCTTGGACGTGCTGTGGCGAACCTCCTCAACGACGCAACGATGGATCCTGCCTAGAACCGGCTTCAGGAGCTGGGTGAACATGCCGTCACCAAAGTTGGACTCCACGACGATCTTGTTGACCTCCTGCTCCTTCGCAATCATCGCCAGCCTCTTCAGCGTGTCCTCGCTGTACCCTCCCGGCAGCCCTCCGCCATCCGTGATGAACAGGAAGCCATTCAGCATCTTGCAGACGCAGTATGCGGTCTCGTCAGCACCACGGCCTGAGGGGTCGATAGCGAGCACGGATCCTGTGTAGTCAGCCCATTTGCCCTCAGCTATCGTGAGAGGCCCGTAGAAGCGATCTCCGGGCAATCCTACGTTCGGCAGGTCCTGAACCATATTTTCTGCTGAAGCCGCCCAGACGGGCTTCTCCGGCCCCTGACGGGGATTCAGGGACATCACGAGAAGATCGCTCAGTTTGAGCGGATATCTGTCCGTATCGCTGAGGCTCGGATCCAGCATGAACTGGAGGGCGAACCCCGTGCGGCCATAGGACGCCTCCCGCTCCATCAGGTCCTCAGCGTCGAATCTCTTCGGATCCGTGGGCTGCCCCACGACTTCCTCGTCATCCACGTTTGAGATCACGGGGGCGAGCGTGTCAGCGTACCGCTTCCTCTGGCTCGTGTTCGGATACCGAGCAGGCCAGACGAGCGTCTGGAAGCCTCTCTCTGGCAGTATCGAGTAGATGCTGGATTCCGTCTGAGGAGTCCCCAAGAACAGGATCTCTCCCCCCGGCTTCAGGACAGCATCGAACTCCTTGATCGACTCGCTGAGCTTGTCCCTCATGTTCTGGGTCGCGCTGTTGTTCAGGCTCTCGACATCGTCTGCGACGATCAGATCTGCTCGTGATCCCGTGATCTGGCTGGAGATGCCTTTGGACACGACCGAGGGGGCGTGGGAAGCTGGAGCAGGACCTACGTCAAACGCGATCTTGCTGTTCCTCTGAGAATCAGTAGGGATTAGATGCCTCAGCATCGGCATGTCGGATATCAGACGCAGCGTGAACGTCGAGAAGTCGTCAGCTCGTTGTTTGGAGCCAGATACGACCATGATGTTCTTTGTCGGGTCTAGCAGCAGCGAATGACATACGTATGCTGAGGTGATCCAAGACTTACCCACGCCCCGAAATGCTTGGACGACGCGCCTCTTCGGACCTGACTGGATATATTCAGCGATGTCGTACTGAATAGGAGTAGGCTCTGGTAGGCCCAGATGGTCCCACGCCAGATACAGGAAGTTCCTGAAGTCCTTGAGACGCTCGTCCACGATTAGCCGCCGCCTCCTGCGGACATGCCTCCTCCTGAAACACCCGGACTAGTCATCCCGTAGCTAGGGGTAGCCTTCTGAGATCTTGAGCCATACCGGCGTCTCTTCCCTACCCTCTTCGTTTTCTCCAGCTCGCGGAAATCAACAGGGGACATCGGCTGATCCTTCTGGTAGTGCTCCGGTTTCGGCTTCTTCTTTTTCTTCCCTACTCTCATGTCAATAGCTCCTCTTTCTCTTGCCGACCCGGCGCTTTCCGCCAGACGTGACCGCGTACTTGATCGGCTTCCGCCCAGTCTTCTGAGCCTTCGCCTTGTCCTTTTCCTTCTTCGTCATCTTCATGGCTACTCGCTTTGGCCTACAGGCCGGGTAAGGTCTACTTGAATCGCTGGCAGACTTCCTGCCACACGGTTTACCAGTCTTGATATCAACCCAATTCTCTCGGAACCACTTTCGTAGTCCTCCTGAATACGCCATTACTTGCCTACCCCCTTCATGGCGGCTTTGTGAGCTTCATCGAATGATTGACCCGAGATCATCAGGCGATTCATCAGCGCCATGTGCTTGTCGGAATGATGAGCCGAGTGCTTCTTCAGCATCTTCTTCTGACCGATCGTCAGTCCCTTTCGCTTCTTAGCCACCTCGCCACCCTCCGCCTTTGCTCTTGTACCATTTGGATGCCCACGCATTCGCGTACGCACTGGGATAGACCTTGAACTTCTTCCTTGCTAACGACTTTGCCCGAGACCAGAGACTCGGGTTTGTGGGCGTCGGGCTGCCCTTCTTCTTTCCAACTCTACGCTTAGCCATCAGCCTGCCTCCGCAACGTTGAACGGCAAGGACTTCGCGAGATCGTTCAGCGGCTCGCTGGCTCCGAGTGTCGAATCAATACCGTTGTCCTTCAGGAATGCTCTAGCGACACTCAGCTCCGCCGCTGTTGCTTCTCCTGTCTTGATCTTATTCAAGAGGTCCTGAGCCACCTCTCGGTGCAGCTCCTCAAGAAGTTCGTTCATCGATAGATACCTCCAACAACGCTGACGAGGATACCCGCCAAAGCCCCTGCGATAGCCGCAGCTCCCATGAGCCACGACTTCGACTGCTCAAGCTCCCGCAGTCTTTTGTCATGTCGTTTCAACTCCTCATCATGTACGGCCTGTCGGGTAATCAAAGCATCCACTTTACCCTCAAGGCGGCCCAGCGCAATCAGTATCTCATTGTCCATCAAGTGGCTCCGATTCTCGTGAACGTGAGGTACGTCAGGTTGAACGTGGAGTTCCCCTTGAGGTCTGCTCCGGAGTTCCCTGCGGACAGCTTCACCTTGATCTTGTTTTTAGTAACGTCCGTCACGTCGATCATGGACGACATGCAGAGCGTGTCATTCGTACCCGCAGAAGACACGGACCCCCAGCTCTGAGCAATACGGACCTCCGTGCTCGCCCCAGATCCTGTCGTAGCAAACAGATCCGCAGCGATTACAGCCACGTCTCCGCTGTTTTTACTGACCCTGCCGTGGAACTCTACGAGCCACTTGCCCGTGTCTGGGAACGTGTAGACGCCGCTGGCCTGAGTGAGGTTCACTCCGACACCCGTTCCCTGAACAGACGTATCTGCTTCCTCCCAAGTGTTCGCCACGATCGCTTCTGAGGTGCCGATCGCGAAGTCAACCGTGAGCCGCCACTGACTTACGTACGACGGCAAGTAGTGATCGTCGAGGTTGCCCTCGGAGTTGAGGATCGCCACTTTGTTTGCCGAATCGCTTCCGGGTTTACTGGTTGGGTTTGCTGTCGCCTTTTCAGTGGAGATCACGATGCCGTCAGTCATCCCTGCTTTGATTTTAGTAACCATTGGTTTCTCCTATTAGGCCCAGTACTCGGTTGCTGAAAGAAGCGACATGCCTCGACGATGCCACCCGCCCTCAGCCGCATCGAAGTCGCTATGGATTCCGAGGTGTACGTCGTCAATGTAGTTGTTAGCAAAGAACACGTGGAAAGTCAGTGTTGATCCAACGTCTCCAGCTTCCACGGTGTACAAGTAGGAAGCGTGCTGGGCAGCTTCAGATCCGTGCTGATCTCGACTGCTATCACTCTCGTCGTTAGTAAGCGAGGTCGATCCGGCAGGAGTATAGATGCTGGTAGCGTTTGAGGCGTTGTAGTCCGGCCTGCCGTTCTCCCCGGCCCCTCTCGCCCTCAGTATGGTCGCGTTGCTCAAGTCCGACCCCGAAAACTGCGAAGCCGTAAGAGGCGCATCGCTTTTCGTTTTACCGAATAGCAAGTGCCCGTACGGGTTTGAAGAAATTATATGGCTGTCAAACCTCAGTTCAATCTTGTTCCCCGCCAGTTTCGGGGCAATAGAAACTTCAAAGAACACGCGCTGAAAATCCGATCCCGAATCCGCCGTATCCCCAAACGTGGATTTACGTTGAGTACTCGTAACTCGCAGGTAATCCGTAGCTACTCCCGCAGCAACCTCGGCTTCTGTCGTTCCGTCACTGACGAGGTACAGCCTACAGACAGTGCTTACCGGGCAGTTCGCTAGCTGATACGGTCGGTCTTCTTGAAAGAATACTTTCTGAACGAGTCCACCGGGCTGCTTGATGTGTCCTGTCGTTGTCTCGATATTGCCTGAAGCTAGAGTTATGTTTCCTGTAGACAGCGTGATATCGGAGTTATCGTTCAGTGCAATGTCAGCTCCTCCGGACACTGAGATGTTCCCTGAGAAGTCTGATGCACAATCAATGTCAACCTCGCCGCCTCCCTGAACTGCCAGCTCTCCCGCTGAAACAGTCACTGCCGGTGCGCTGAGTGACGCCGAGGACGTGATCGCTCCCGTCGCTTGAATCCCACCCGCAGTGGTCACATTGCCGCCATAGTCAACCTTGTGAACGCTGGTGCCGTTCTTGTGAATCTCAAGGCTGGACTGGCTGTCGGAAACGGAGGACTGCCCCGAGACGACTACCTGACCGAAGTCATCGTTAGTCCCGCTGTTGATGTCTTGGCGAACCTCGACACCCGCAGTGTTGCCCGTGCTGTAGTCTCCGACTTCCACAGCGTTCTCAGTCGTCGAGCTACGCAGCTCGGTCTGAGAAGCCTGAGTCCCCGTGGTTCCGACTTGCAGCTTCCCGTCATGAGTGAATGCTGCGAGGTTAGTCCCGCTGGAGTTCTGGATCTCCATAGTGTTCTGGGTCGTCACCCCGTCGCCTGTCTTGACCTTCATAGCTGGCCCGGTGCTGTTCGAAATGAACGGCTGGATCGCTTGGTTTCTGGAGGCTCCGAAGTTCCTGACCTTCACCTCGCTGCTGCTTGTGACCGCGCTTCCGGGGTTCAAGATCGTGAGGCGGACGCTGTCATCGGCGTTGACCGTGATCGTGTAGTCGTCAGCAGGATGCTGAAGGACTCCGTCCAGCTCTACGAGGAACGTCTTCGCCTCCGTGGAGGTAGGCGCTGACGAGAAGTCGTGGAAGAAGTCGTTTCCTGACTGAGTGAAGTTGGACCCTATCGTCAGGGAGAACGCCTCTGGACTGTTGATGTTCTCAACGCCCCCTGCTGCAATCGCATCCTGAACGAACTGAAGGTTCGCCGCGTGGTGGCTGGTCAGCGGGGTCGCGACGTTCTTGATGATCTTACCGCTCGCATCGAGACGGTCATCCGTGTCCAGAGGGAGCGACCCAACGCCCTTGTCAGCCTGCTCTTGGAGAGCAAACAGTAGCTGCTTGTTCTGAGAGTTGAGGTCGCTGGACTTCAGGACGGAGCCGTCGCTGAACGTTCGCGTGAGGGAATCAATAGGAGTCGTCCTGCTGATCCTCACCGTATCTCCGGAGGCTGTGACGTACACAGACCCAGACGATCCATATTTAGCATCACTGATGCTGACGGTGACCGTGGGGCTTTCAGTGACCGTGATGTCTGCTGCATCGACGGTGTAGATGACTCCCGTGGCCGCCGACGTGATCGTCACGCCGAGGTCGGTGGTCAGCAGGAACTCAAGACTCACCGACGAGAATACAACCTGATTACCCGTCAGCGTAATATCAACATAGCTATTAACGCTCATAGTTTCTCCTAATTAGTCTGGGGCAAGCCAGTCATATTGATTCCCCCGTCGAGTAGCTGCTTGATTCCGGGGAGGTTTGTAAACGGTAATGAAAACACGGTGTCTCTCACATTCTTCTGGGTCACCTCTCTGTCTGGCTGAGCGATACCTCTGGCTATACCGAAGACTCCTCTGGACAGTCGGTCTGCTGCACTGAACGCAGCCGTGCCGGTTACGAATGACGAAGGAGTCGGAGTAGAGCCACTTCCGGATGTCCTTGCGTTCCTTCCGAATATGGCATCGCCTCCGAATGCGGTAGAGACTGTATCTGTGAGAGCTAGGAAATACGACGAGTAGGAACTGCGGAACAGCCCCGACTTTACCTGCCGATCAAGCGTGAGGTTCTCGTTCAAGTACTTTTCTCTTTCCGTGCCCGAGAAAGCGGTGGACCTGAGGTTCGTGAGGATGTTGTATCCCAGAAGCCCGAGGCCCACGGAGCCCACGAAGTTCACCGCTTCTGAGGCGTCACCTCTGGCTACTCCGGCAGCAACCTGCTTGCCCTTGGACGCCATCATGAACACCCTGTACTGCGTAAGCAGCTTGACGACTAGGTTGCCGCTCATCCACTTCGGAAGCTCACCGATCGATTGACGCTGCACCATGTTGTCAACGGATCTCCTGACAGCAAGCACCACCATGTCGTAAGCGTGAACGTCGTCGATCTTCTCGAAGTTGATGTCCATCACCTTGTACTTGCCGAACAGCCCGGGCCTTACTTCAACGACTCCGGGTTTCGCGAGAGCATCGAACACGCGCTTTGCTTGCTCCTCATTCAGGCCAAGCTCCGCCATGCGCTCCTTATTGTTTCTCCAGAACGTCTTGTTGAGAACAGGCTTCCCAGCTTTCAGGTCATATGCCTGATTCACAAAGCTCTGGAATGTCGCCTTGGTAGCCCATCGACGCAGGAACGTGTCCATGGGAATGATTCCTAGGGGCATGACCATCGAGGCGTTACGGCCTTTCTCAATCAACCCGACAGCTCTCGTGTGGTCGTCGTTGAGTTCGTCAAACCTTCGCAGGACGTGCTCTCCTCTCAAGTAGTCCCCGCCGCATCCAATGTGAGTTTCGAGTTCGGCCATCGTCTTGTCCAGAAGCCTGCCGTCTGGTCCTCTCAGTCCTCGCTCTCCGGTCACTCCCATGAAGAACGTCTTGAGTATGTCACCTGCGTCAAGCCGTCCCTGTAAAGCTGCCGCGATACCGGGACGTACCATGATGTTCGCTATTTCAGGAAGCTGCGCGAGGCCGAGCAGAGTGCCGAACGTTGACTGTACGAGGGCCTGAGCCGTGACTACCAGCTTCACGGTTTCGCGACTAGCCTCGTACAGCGGGATCCCGAGGAGCCTGTTGAACGTCTTTTCCAGAGCGTCTCTTGCGTAGGCGGCGTCCTTCTCGTCCAATCCCTTGATGGACTGTGAGATGATCTCTTCAATATCCGTGCCCTCATCGAAACCAAGAGCCCGAACAACCTTCAAGTATTCCGTAGCTCCAAGGGCCGTGTGCGTGTAAGAAGACGATATTTCATCGATATTCCGATCAAAGAACTCGTCGATGTGAAGTGACACATCACCAAGCTC